CACCTGAATATAGGTAAATGTTTTTATTTACATGTAGTTCGTCAAGATAGGGTATGAAATCTCCAGTAACAGTCTCATGTCTTAGAGTCCTTGTTCGCCCGCCGTGTGCGATTCCAGAATATCCAGAGGTGACTAATCTGAATTGAAGTGCTTGAGGGAACTGAGGGAAGTCAAGAGGTATTATTCCACTGACAGCTACCTTATTCTCTTCTGGAACATAGCTTTTATTATGATCAGCTACAAGACCAGTGGTGAAGTTAATACCAGTAGCAGACGATAAAGTTTCAACGCTCGTTAAAGATCCTGCGCTTTTAGGGTCGTCTGCAAACTCTGGATGTAAAAGAAACAGTTCCGTTATACCGCTAAGCCTAGCTCCGGTTATAGTGAAACTACTCCCAAGGGGCCCTTTAGTGGGACTAAAGCCTGAAATTACTGGGCCTTCAAATTTATTAGGACCTATATAATATGTTGTAAAATTTAAGGGCATAATTAACAGTCTTGTGAAAGTATATGTTGATTAATTCTATCTTGAGCGTTTTTAGATTGAGCTGCTTCAGGTAGCGAATCTAAATCTCCGCAGTTAACGGATTTAGATCCTAAAGATCCTCCTTTGGGAGAGTCAAGGGCAGCATAATTCAAACCATCGTCCAGTATGACTTCTTCATCTATATTACAATTGATGTCACATTTAGAACAAAGAGAAAGGTCAATTGAAATTTGATCCCCAGCCATAACTGCTCCAACAAAACCTAAAGGGTTTATCATCCCCTCACCAAAAGTACCAGAAAGTACAACGACACCTGTATTAAAGTCACTAATAGGATCACCATACTTGTCATGCGTTCCAGTTAGAGTACCAGAAAGACTGCCTGTCAGAAGGTCGTAGTAAGCTCCTCCTTGTTTATTTGATATCAAATATTTTTGACTATTATCAAAGCCTCCAGACAGGTTTTTGGTTAAAAATTTGCTTACTATCGCTTCGTCCCACCAACCTTGAAAGTTTCCGTCACGAACCGAAAAGGATGGGCGGTGCCAAGTACCAACAAGATTTCTGGAAACATCAAAACAATTCATTCCAGTAACATAGAATTGTTGGCCTACCGCAAAGACATTATTAACTAATCCGTATTTACCTCCATCTGTATAGCTCTTGTTAGCTCCCGGGACAAGTCTTCTGAATTCCCCAGATATTTCCGGTTGGGGGATAAATACTTCTTTTGATTGGTCAATGACCATTCCGTAACTATTCGTAAAGAATTTTTCGTGAGGGCCGGTGGCTTTAGTTTCCGAAGTCTTAGAGCCGCTAGTTAAATATATATTGTCACATTGAGTTTCTCTATGCGGGTAGAAGTAGGCTCCTGTCGCGCCCCAAGTTTTACTTTCGTAATTAGGCCCATGATATTTTACGGAACCAGAAGGAGCAGCAAACCTATAATCTTGAGATTTGATTTGTTCTTCTGAGCTGGGATTCCAAGCGCCCCTGAGCCTTACATCTAAGCCCGGGTAATTTAAATTAACTCCTTGCACAAGAATTTTTTCATCATTTAAAAAAGCAAGCTCAGGAGATATTTTTTCTATTCGACTTAAGTACAAACAATCGTCTGAGATAAGTCTAGTACCATCTTTAGACTCTATAGTGATAAAACCACTCTTCGCTAAATTAGGAGGAGTAGTAAACTTAATTCCAGTTGCAGACCCTCCGTCGAGAAGAATACTATTGCAAGGAACTTCTACATAGTGGTCTTGGTTAAATTTAAAACCATCTTCAGGATATAAAGAACTATTAGGAGCTACAATATCATCTTGTAAATAAGTAGATTTGATACCGCTTAAGTAAACTTTTCTTACTTGGTCTAAATTAGACCCAGATAAATAAATAGGCCTATTAAAACCTAAAGCTTGAGGAGTAAATCCGTGAATAGTAGGAACAGGGTCTATCATCGTAAGTGGCTCGTCAGAGATTACGTTTCCGCCTGTTGCTTGGATATTTAAAGATCCACCCTTGATCCCAGTGGGCACATGGAAGGAAAAAGAAGTGCCATATATACTTTTCTCTATAGTTTGTACGACATTACTTCTCTTCTGCCAATCTGCGGCGAGGTCAGCATTTTTAGTTTTTAGATAATTATCATCAGTTATCTCTGTCTCTCCTACGAAAACTCGAGACAGCCCTGTAAGAAAAGCTCCAGAGACTTTAATCGTATCCCCCTCTGAGGCGAACTTAGGTTCAAAGCCGCTTACTGTTGGAGGAAGGAAAAGCATTATATCTTGAGGCCCAACGGGTTTGTGGGATTGCACGGTCAGTGGCCAGTTTTTACCGTCGTAGCTTTTTATTGGTGTTATAGATTTAGGAGTTTGAACAAAAAACTTTATTCCCGTATCAGAAATAGCAACAGGATTTAACCCTGTTCTGGACGGTATATTGAACGCTAGACCAGTATACTGACCTGATCTTATGTGTGAATCTGCAGAGTCGAAAACAGTTGGTAAGTGAAGCGACCTAGTTGGTATAGACTTTGCGTTGCTTCCTTCAAAGTCATTTAAAAATACTTTAGAATTAGTATAAAGATTATCTCCACTGATTATAATTTCATCACCAATTACTCCAGTAACAGATCTATTAACGAAATCACCATGGTGAGCTGAATTTATTTCAGTCGTATTCACATAGCAGCCGCTGGGGGTAGGTTCCCCCATAACAACTAGGCCAGACGTTAAGGACCCGCTAACAGTATACCCGCCTCTAGAAGTTTCAAGAACTATGTCAAATATCGAATGACCCGTGAAAAGAAAATTACTTTTAATGTAAGCGTCGAATGAAGTGCCAGCCGTACCCGCTGAACCTGCTGTACCACCACTAGCCCCTCCTCCCCTAAATCCAGTTGGAATAGGAAATGTTATTATATCAGCGCTAGCTGTAGAGCTTTTGGAAACTCCTATATGTGAAGAAAAACCAGATATTCCTCCATGTAAAATTCTAAAAGCCTGAGCAGTAGCGGAGTTTTCTGTTTCCGTATTGTTGCTTTCTCTAGGAAGCAAGACCCCAGAAATTATTTCGTCTGAAGCTTTTATGGAGCTTCTTTTAATAAGTTTTAAACTAGTCGCATTAGAAAAATGATTGCCACTGATAGTTATTGTGTCTCCATTTACTCCTGAAAGATTACTGGTATTTTTTATGACAGGAGCAGGTATAACTGGAGAGAACAGCATTCCAGAAGGATGAACTTCTCCTTCAGAAGAACGAAGCCTTAATAATCCGCTTTTGGCTGTAAAAGGAACTGTCCCAGTTAAAATAGAGTTAGGATTTGAACTATGCGGATAAACTATTCCAGTTTCACCATTATAATCTATCGAGTAAGCTAAACTGTTATTTGAATGATGAGGGGTTACAGAATCAAGTAGATTAGTGAAAAAGTTTTCTCCAGTAATTGTTATGCTTGTATTTAAAGCTCCACTAGCTATATGAGATTGAGGCAAAACTAAGCTAGACTTAGAAACGCTAGCTGATATACCTGATATAAAAACTTCAGGGACATAGTCGACAGGAGCGGAAGCAACAACTCCGCTAGCGCCAGAAATAGTTATCTTACCTCCCGGGTACCCTTTTTCGTTCTTGGGGGCAGCCATTAAAAGCCTATTGTTTCCAATAGCTTCTCCCGTTTCATTAAGAACTTGAAATCCAGAAGAAAGTGCCCCACTTAATCTACCCAAAGGAAGGTTTCCTACAGACCCAGTGGCGTTTCCAAAAGGATCTACCATAGAAGAAAACCCATGGCCTTCCAAAGTTATAAGCCCTTTAGGCCTATTGGTATTAGAAAAAGTAGCCTTAGTTATTTTAGGAAAAGGTACGAAATGTCTTGCTCTTAAATGATTATCATTAGTACTTGTAACTCCACCCCTCTCAGTGGATTTCATGATGATATGCCCAGACATACAATTCTCTGGAACTATAGTTTTGATTTCTGAGTTTGGCCCCGTTGAAGTTATTTCAAAATCAGCGTCCATCATGGAATGAGCACTACTAGCTCCTTGAGGGCCGGTGTTTTTAACAAAATAAACATGATCAACTTCATTGAAGTATTCTCCTTTAATGATTATTTGATCAAGGTATCTAGCTGTATAAGATTCTGTAGTTCTGTTAGACTCAAAGTAAGATGTTATCTTAATACCCGGGTCAGTTATTGTTACATTCGACGAACTAGCGGTTCCAAATTCGCAACCCTCCGTGAAAACAGATATTGGTCCGGACGTTGATCCTTCTGGTATTTTAAAGTTTATTAAAGTTTTTGAGACTACAGTAAAATCTTCTATTTCTCTGCTTCCTATGGTAATCCTTGTTACATCTACAAAATTTGTACCAGTTAATCCGTAAGTACTTCCCCATGCGTGAGCTCCAACAGTGTTTGTAGTAGTTGGGCATTGGCCGAAGAAAGACTGTTGTACGGTTAGGTCAGTTTTAATTAATTGGCCTACGGAAGTTTTAATATTCCTTCTAGAAATTGCTCCGCTTACAGGATATTCTAAAGTAAAATTAGGTACGTCTGGATGAGCTAAAGAAATTTTGAAGTCAGCAGTTTTTCCGTATACAGGTAAGTCGCCGCTTAATGAATCAAGCTCTAAATTAGCTGTTACGCTTTTTTGGCCGAAAACGACATGGCTAGGTAATATCTCACCTATTTCATAACTTGGATCTACTTGAGATTGATAGCTGTAAGATAAAGAAGCGATGTTATCAACACTGTAAAAGATTTCTTTATCCTGTACTTCGTTGGAAGTTATTTTTACGTCTTGTACATTGAATATGGCCGCATCTCCACCCTGAGAAGCTCCGTCAGGAGCAGCATGACTATATTTATTTGATTTAGTGTGTTGACCGCTAAGAGCGCCAAAAAATTTAATTGAAGCTTGAGCCGCTAACTTACTATTAGGAGAGAAAGATAAAGAATAGTTAGTTAAATAGCCTGAGCTAAAGTTTAACCCCCCAAAGTTACCACTCAATGTTCTATAGTGATTATTAGTGCCGGAATCGTTTACGATATAATCTTTTAAAGGGTCATCTCCCGTAATTAAATAAGAAATTGATAAAACTCCATTTATTCCGTCGTTTGGAGCAAAAATGTAACTGTATCTTTTGTCAGTCGTATACGTTGGAGATATCGTAGCATTTAAATCAAGAGAAATATCTTGAGCAAAAAATTCCTTCGGATCTGCTCCTCCCGGCCCGTAATCTGGGTCGTAGTCTGCAATGGTAATTTTAGAATTTTTATAATTTAAATACATATTAAAAATACTTTTCTGAAGAAATTGATGTTAAGACTAGATCAGATACCTGAGAGTCTATAGAAGTTTCGGTTATAATGTGTCCAGATAGATTAACTTCGAGACTAGAATCTGACATGCCATTGCTACATGATAATAAAGTCGGGGAAAAGTAAGCTTCTCCAGAAAAAGAGCCAGTATTAGCTAGGTTTGCGTGTTGCCCCGAGATACCGCTTTGGTGAGCATTATATAATTCAGTTTTTATGGTTCTTAAAGATTCTTTAGCTCCCATAAAGTCTACTTGAGAAGGTACTTGTTTGCCTATGCAATACATAGGTTCATGTTTAGCGCTAAAACTATATGAAAGCCCAAGGGTGGGGTGCTGTCTCGCGTGCCCAGAAATACCAGTTTCTACAAGATAAGTAGACCATCCATTTGCGGTGGATCTGCTTGTGTTATAGTTTATTGTAGAGTTATGCCTACTAAATTTCCCTAAGTTCTTACCTGTAATTAAATCAAAACAAGCAAAATTTGCACTAGCTTTAATAGTATCATTTGGCGCTGAAGCTAAATCATAACCATCTAAATAAAAAGTTCCAGTCGTACCAGCAAAAGAAATATCACATTTAGTAGCGTGATGGTTTTTCAAAAGCCTTACGACCTCAAAGCAAGGCTCTGAAGCGGTCTCTACAAAGTAAGAAAAATTAATCGAAGCTTGAGCTGGCCCATTGGGGGAGGTGCCTAAAACACCAGTTCTTCCTATGCTATAGTTTTCTTGAATACTGTTAGATATACTTAAGGAACACTTATCTGCCAGTATACCGCTATAAGACGCTGCTCCTTTTGGCTTGACCGCTAAATCTATTTCATCAAAATAAATCATAATTTCTTTTTGTCAATTAATGCTCTATAAGTCAAAGAAGCTACTGCATTTCCATCTATATTAGCTCCATGAGATTGGGAAACCAAAAGTAAATCTGTAAAAGAATAAGTCTGTAAAAGACCGTCTGTATTGTGATCAAAAAGTTGTAAAGTAAGATTTTCTAAATTCGGAGAACAAGGAAAGTCTCTAAGAGGTTTATACTGATAACCAGTTTTTGATCTCATATCGTGAGAATCGAGATCTATTTGAAAAGAACACTCAACAGATATAGGAAAGTCTCTACATATTTTGATTGGAGTGCTATCTCCTAACCCATATACAGGTCTTCTAGCTACATTAATATCAACTGAAAAACTGTTGACTCTATTAGTCTCAAAATCGTTCATACTGATTTGAATGCTTCTAGGGTCTGCTATCTGCAAAGTGAAATCTTTGCCATTACCAGCTGCACTAGTTGAAGCTGTTTGAGCATCTATTTCGTTGTTGAATCGATCGGAATTGGCATTGCTCATCGTTAATGGACCCATATTTCCAAATACAGCGAATTCAGCGGATATACTAGGTATAGCCCCGATTGAGCATTGAAAAGAATAAGAAGTTAGAACTCCTGATGTGAAAGCTATATCTATAGTATCTTCGCTAGTAGGTTTCCCTTCTTCTGTTTCATGTAGATAGCCGTTAGCAAGATAATCTCCAGTATAAGAAATATATGGGTCATTATTTACAAAAAGAGTAGAAGTTGAAAAATTCCCGAGGTAGGGTCCATTCGCTATCTCAGGGTAGACTCCTGTTTGGCCAATATGCTTCAATGGGATAGAGGGCGCAGCGTAAGACATCTGTACGCTTTGCGTTCCTCTAACCTCTGTCGATGAAAGAAAAAACCTCTGGTTCTCTCTCCTTAACCTTAATGGACCCGGAATATGTGCCATTCCGAATTATTTACACTAATATTTAGCTATTTAGTGTAAATTCTATTAGGATTAAGGAAATGGCTAATATATACCAAATAAAGACTTTAAATAGACGAGGCCAAGATTTATATGAACTAGACCAAATCTATGATAAAAACGATGTTGTTAAAGTCGTTACGGAGTATGTTAATTCCGCTGGAGTAACAGTTGCTGCTACAACAAACGCTATCCCAACTGACGGAAGTGGAAATCCCACCGTTCAGAAAACCTTTTACTACTACTACGCTAGAACTGATTTAGCTTCAGGGTCTCACGGGGCAAACGATCTCAACCCAACTATATCGGAGTCATATTGGGGAGGGGTAAAAAATACTAGCAAAGGAAAGGTCCCAGAATTTTTCTGGAAGCCTTCTTATGCTTCAAACGCCGCTCATCAGCCAAAAGCCACTAAGGTAGCATTTGGAGATGGTTACGAGCAAAGAACCGCAGATAGCATAAATGTTGATTTAGTAAATTTTAATCTAACATTTGATAAGAGAAGAAAGAAAGAAACCTCGGCTATAATTCATTTTCTCCACTCAAGAAAATCAATAGAAAGTTTTTTATTTTCCCCTCCAGAACCTTATAATCCTATTAACCAAAACTATTTTGTATGTAGAAACTGGTCAACTAATTTTAACTTTTTCGATAACTATACAATATCAGCAAGTTTTGAACAAGTAGCAAGATAAAATGTCAACTTATAATAAGCTATCTTTATCTCAGGCTCAAACGGCTACGAAAGCTTTAACAAGTGAAACTTTTAAGCTTAATGCTTCTTCTGTAATTTACTTATTTGAAATAGACATATCTGACATACTAATAGATAAACAAATCATTTTTAGTAAAGATGACGATAACGAAGATGAAAGAGTATTAAGATTTCATAATTCAATTAATTTTTTAGAACAAGGCCAATCAATTTACTTTAGGGGCAAAAGATTTCACCCCGCTCCATTTAAGATGGATGGATTTGAAGCAACTATGCAAGGCTCAATACCTAAGCCTAGAATGGGTATAGCCGTACATGAAGCTGGAGTCAAACCTCTATCTATCTTCAAAAGTAAGTTAAGAGAGTTAGATGATTTAGTAGGAGCAAAACTAACTAGGTATAAAACATTTGCCAAATTTATAGATTTCGAAAACTTTAAAGAAGGAGAAGTCCCTCAAGGTTTCACGCCGGGAGTTAACGCAGAATTTCCTAGGGAAATATATTACATTGAAAGAAAATCAAACGAAAACAGATTTGTTATGGAGTTTGAGCTTTCTTCAAAGCTAGATGTCGAAGGGGTTAGGCTTCCCAGAAGGATAATTCTCGCTTCTAGATGCCCTTGGTCGTACAGGGGGGAAGGTTGCTGTTATGAGTATCCAAGTAGATTCACTGATCTACATGATGGCGTTTCTTACCCTGATAATTTTGAAGCAAAAGCAGTAGCCACTCAGGCAGGTCACAAAATATCTAATATGATAAAAATAGGGGAAAACCAGTTTGTAGACCGAGGAGAATGGGAGCCCGAGCCTAACCCCCCTTATACAACAGGTAGTCAAGTCTTTGTTACAAAAGATTTAATAAAATATTATTTTGTTGCTAGAAACTTAGTGCCAAATGGTGTTAAGCCTCCAAATGATGCTCACTGGATAGCTGATGAGTGCAGTAAAGACATACCGGGTTGTAAGTTGAGATTTTTACAACAAGGAACCAATTTACCTCTAAGGTTCGGAGGGTTTCCTTCAGCAGAAAGACAAAGAGGCGTATAATGAAAATCTCAGATAAGGCATATTCAAAAATGATTAAATACTCTGAAAGTTTTTCGAATCAGGAGTCTTGTGGCCTGATATATGAAGATAAGGAGGGTCTAAATCAATTTAAAGAATGCAAGAATATTCATGTTAATCCAGTAGAATTTTTTGAAATATGTCCTAGCGAATATTTAAAAATCTCTAAACAGGGAAAAATAAAAGCCGTTTTTCACTCTCATCCAAAATCAGGAGGCCCTTCCCAAATGGACATACAGATGTCGACAAACTTGGAAGTACCTTTTGTAATATATTCTTTAAAAAAGAAAAAATTTTATAACATCGGATGTTAAACATAATACAAAAAAATTTAATAAAACAGCACGCATTAGAAGACGCTCCTAATGAATGTTGTGGTGTGATTGACTCCGATGGAAATGTTATCAAATGTAAAAACACCAGCCCTTTCCCTGAAGAAGCATTTCAGATAAATTTTAGTGAAGTAGAAAATCTAAATAAGGTCCATTCGTTTTATCATTCTCACCCAGTGAGCTTAGAATTTAGTATGACTGATAAATACTACGCGCATAAAAGAAACATTCCTTGTGTCGTGTATTCAGTAGATAAAGATGATTTTGAAATTTACGTGCCAAATGTTTTTTTTGAATTACCCTTGCTAGGGAGAGAGTTTATCACAAATGAAGTTGATTGCATAACTTTAGTAAGAGATTATTATGGTAGAAATTTAAATATATCTATACCAGATGTAATACATCAAATTAGGCAAATAGAACCTAATGAATGGCCTAAGAGAGAAGAGTTTTGGGGGTACAACAGAAGGTCTAATAGAGAATTTGTAAAAATTTTTGAGGCAAGAGGATTCAAAGAAGTGCCAACACCTAAGAAGCATGATATTATACTTAGCGATAATGGCGTAGTCAAAGCTTTATCTCACTGCGCTATTTATATAAATGACTCTGAAGTCATGCATCATCCTTATCCATCTGACTCTACAACAGAAACTTTAAACAGTTTTTCAAGAAATTCTAAAATCGTTTATATGAGACATAAACAAATGTTATGAAAAAAAGTTTAGTAGATATAAAACTCCACGGTCATTTAGGCAAAAAAATAAAAAAGTCTAATTGGAAGCTTGCTGTCTCTAGCGTAGGGGAAGCGATATCGGCTATTAATAATTTAACTAGCGAAAAACTAAAGAAGCTATTAATTAGAGACCATAAACAAAATATTCGATATAACGTTTTGATTAACGGTAATGACTTTGGGCACGAGAGAGACTTGGATGTAAATAAGCCAGAGACAATTGCAGAATCAGAGTTGTGCATCAGGGGAGATTACATAAAAACCATAGACATAATACCCGTAATACAAGGCGCTGGTAGATTGGCAAGTATATTTACTATTATTTTAGCTATAGTATTAATAGTGATAGGTGTTGTAGTTTTTGCCAAGAATCCTGCTTTAGGTACAGCTTTAGTGATGGCTGGACTAGGATTATTAGCGGCGGGAATAGCGAACCTTCTTTCAAAGCCACCTAGACCCCAAGAAGTACAAACTGGCCCGGGTTCTTATATGTTTAACGGACCTCAAAACACCTCTAGGGAAGGAAACCCAGTGCCCATAGGGTATGGTCGCTTATTTGTAGGGAGTCACATTATAGCGGCTAGCTACGATGTCGACTACTTCTCCGCAGATCCAACAGACAACGCGTTACAAACAGTATAAAATGATAGAAGACACTCCACAACCATCAGGGATTTTTCTTCAGGGAGCTAACAAGAAAGCTAAAAGACCTAGGATAGCTAAAGAAGGTATCTTGGGCAGAATCGGCGGAGGTAAGAAAGCTGTATCTAGAGCCCAGATACAAGTTCTTGATTTAATTTCAGAAGGAGAAATAGAGGGGTTAGTATCTGGGAGATTTTTCTATTCTGGCCAAACTGGAGACTACGGATATGTGTCAGGGAGATTTGACTCATATGATTCTTTTGCTGCTAGAGCAACTGATACAGACAGTGACGTAGATGTTGAGTCTACTGACGATATAAGATGGTTGAGGTCTATATACTGGAATAGCGTGCCCCTTGTAGACACTTCAGAGCAATTAAATTTTGGATATATAGATGTAGCTTTTGTTAGAGGAACTCCGAATGGCTTATCCGACAATTCTACTTCTCCGACAGAAACAAATACATCTTTTAACAGAGATGTAACTAGAAGAGCAACTAAGACAAGAAACATAAATGAGAGGCTTAGGGGTCCAAATTATATATTCAATTCTTCAGGTAATCCAACTGAAGATTTTGAAGATATATATAATCCAAATCCAAGCCCTGACTTATCTGCAGCTGATAGAACAAAAGTTCAGCAAAAGCATAGGAGAGCAGTAGTAAACTCAAGAAAATATAGAATAGTTAATAAAAATTGCACAGCAATCCAACTTAACATAAGAATATCTAGTCTGCAGTATAGAGAACTAAGAAAAAAGAAAAGATTAGGAAGTGTTTACGATACAACTGTAGAGTATTTTACAATAGTCAAACCAGTTTTTACCCCGGACTCAAGTCTGCCCGAAGCTGTTGTTGACGGATTTACTAAAAGTAAAACCAGAGTATGCAAGGGAAAAATAGATAAAGGTTTTATAGATTCGTCGGAAATAAAACTAGACAACATGTCTTTTAGGGATGATTTCTTGGGGTGGGACGTAACGATTATAAGAAAAACTTTCGATTCAGTAGATACTAGATACGCTAACACTACCTTCGTGGACAGTATAACTGAAATTTTTGAAAGCAACTATTCTTATCCAAATTCAGCAATAGTAAGCTCTAAATTTTCAGCTGAGTTTTTTAGTCAAATTCCTAACAGGACTTTTGATATGAGGCTGATGAAGGTTAAGGTTCCTAGCAACTATAACCCATACTTAAGGAACTATGGCCAGATAAGCGGAGGAGCGAGATACCATGGAGAAACAGGCTTAAGTATAAATACACAAGAGGGGACAATGACCCCGTTGCATGAATTTCATAGGGAGAAAAATGGAAACATAGAAGAGGGGGAACCAATAACCCTTGCTCAGAGCGCTGAATATCCTTTTATATTGACGGACGGAAGCGCTGGTAACGATGGGCAAGACTCTGATAACGATTACTTTTCTCCACCAAGTCAAGTAGTAAGAAACATTAGCGGTTTAAGTCAGCAGGAACTAGGAGACCAAACTGTTAATGGTACGACAGACATATGGGACGGTAATTTTAAAACCGACCCTGATGGAAATTTTATTAAACAATGGACAGACAATCCAGCTTGGGTGCTGTATGACCTAATGACCAATAAAAGATACGGCTTAGGAGATTATATAGACGAAGAAGATATAGATAAATGGACATTATTTAAAATAGGCCAGTATTGTGACCAACTTGTGCCAGATGGCCAAGGGGGATTAGAGCCCAGATTTAGCGCTAACATATTATTAAATGAAAGAGAAGAAGCTTTCAAGGTGGTAAACAATATGTCATCTATATTTAGGGCTATTGCTTACTATGGACAAGGTAGCATATTCGCGGTTCAAGACTCTCCAAAAGAGCCAGTAATGGTCTTCAATAACACTAATATTAAAAATGGAAACTTCACTTACCAATCTAGTAATAAAAAAGCTAGGCATAATGTAGCTGTTGTTAAGTACTTAGATGGGGAAAATTTTTATCAACCAGCAGTTGAGTACGTAAAAGACGTTGAAGGCATAAAGCAATATGGAGAAAGAGAAGTCGAGACAACTGCGTATGGAGCGACTTCTAAATCTCAAGCCTTGAGATGGGGTAGATGGACTCTACTTACAGAAAAGATGCAGACAGAAACAGTAGCATTTACAGCAGGATTGGATGCTGCATACCTGAGGCCCGGAGATGTCTTTAGGATTCAAGACTCTAATAGAATAAAATACAATTTAGCAGGTAGAGTTTCGGGTATAAGAATAGATAAGCCTAGCTTAGGAGCAGTAATAACTTTAGATAGATACACAGATTTTAGAGGTGGAGTTCCAGAAGAATCGTCGCATAAATACGGCACTGGTACCCTAAGTTTAATGCTTCCAACTTATAATTACGATCCAATAACTACTAATTTAGAAGGGTCCAGTAATCATGACGATATCAGAAGGTCTCAAGTATTAGAATTTAATTTTTGGACTGGCCATTCGTTAAGAAATGATGCTGACGGGTACATTAGTAATCTGGTAGCTCCTTCAGGAAACTATCCAAATGGATTAACAGAAATAACTTTAACAGGAAGCGTTTATCAATCTCATGTAATAGACGCAAATAACTATTCCTTAGGATTGGGATCTACAGAACAACCAAACCAAAACATAAGCTCTGATCCGTTTCTATATACTATACATGACGCTCAGAATACGGGGGAGACAAACAGTCTTTACTCAGTTTTATCTATTAGGGAAAACGAGATGCAGTATGAAGTACTCGGGTTAGAGTATGCTACTGGCAAATATCATAGAGTAGAAGAAGACTTCGGAATAGATGGGTCTAGTTCATCTCTATTTTCTAAAAATAGACCTAAAGCACCAGCAGTTAACAAATTTTACTTTGACGGAGATGCTGTACCTGAAGCCATAAGCATGGATATTTCTATTGCTAAGAAAGAGGTGGATGGGCAATCAGTAGTAGATCCAGATCATAATACAAGTTTGGTATTTGCATACATGCACCAAAGAGAGCTGTTAGAAAGTGACACCAGCAACCAAGCAGATCCTCTTGGGTCGACCAAAAACTTTTTTGAGTATGACGACAGTTTCGTAAACACTTCACCGTCAGATCCAAATGGACAGTGGAAGCCGTACGGGATAGCTACAGCTAGCGCTCAAACAACGGCAGGATTAATTGAGGAAATCGACGTGTCTAAGGGTCCCGGGGTATACTCTTTTGCTTTCTTCTCTATGAACTATTTTGGGGATTTCTCCTCTCCGGTTTTTAGACTAATGCAAGTAAAACCAGAACAATTATCTGGAGAAAAAAGAATCAGAGATGTGGAGATAGCTGGACTTTCAACTAATGATGCAGAAGCTCTAAATCTTAAATATGGAGACAACGAAAATGTTACGATTACAGATTTTTCTTCTTTCGCTTTTTCTTGGTCTGTTAACACATTTGGAGAAGAATCATTCTTGAACACGTATGGATTTATTAAAGGAAGAGTTAGTAGATGGACTTTTAATAAACCATTAGATATAGCTAAAAAATTAAATTTTGTAATAACTATCAGAGACGAAAGCACTACTTTTACAGCAGGGGTTGCAACCCCGTCTTCTAGTATATATAATTTTAAAACATTTACAAATGAAGTAAAAAATGATTTTAGTTTACTTTCTGAAGACTGTGTCGACGCAGAAAAGTATTTACCGAAAGTATTTACAATAAGACCAAGCGACAGACATACTCCTACTGTTTTAAACAGCACTTCTTCTAGTATCACAATGGAAGATTTATTTAAATTTACTCAACAAGTAGTAGTTGATAGTAAAACAATAAATAAACAACTAAACTATAACTACGAATATGGCCCTCCTAGAAAATATGAAGTAGTAGTTGAGATGATTAATTCCGAAGTGCAATCTGAGGACCCCGCAGCGGCTTCCCCTCAAGGTCTTGTGACTTCTTCATCTGTAAAAGGGCTAGGACTCTTTAGCACAACAGATCTAAGTAGTGATGCTGATGGGGAAAATACTGGATATGACACTATGACAATATACAATAGAAGATTGCCAGTATTCTTTTTAAGAAAACAGTCAGACAATTCTATTATACAGTGGAAAGCGACTTTGGAAAGCCAAGTATATGCTGACGGGAACGACTATTCTTCTATAGACTTAAATAGTGCTGCCTCCTACGTCTTGCACACAACGGGATCAGGGTCTGCCGTGCAATCTAAAATATACAAACTAATAAGAACTTACTCTGGGACTAAGGCTCCAAGGACATCTGCAGGAGAAGGGTACTGGATGGAAGTTGATGCCATATGCGAAGCTGTAATACAGCAGAACGGTTCAATAATTAACTTAATTCCTCAATCTTTGGTATTTATAACTTCTGGAACGAATAATGTTGTAACTGTTATAGGCTTGTCAGATTTTGGCCACCAAAGGTTTAACGATGCTTTATTTGGCGGATTTTTTGCTGTTTCTTCGAATAGGTCTACGATTGCGTCAGACGACTTATATGGCTTAGGTAATGGCTTAAGCGACGAAAACCAATCTATTCCAGAGGAAACTGAAGAAACTGATGAGGAAGGAAACCAAATTGTATTAAATAAAGAAATTGCATTACAAAGTAAGCCTTTTGAAGAAGAAGATGATACTGACGAAGGAGATACCGATTTAGAAATTGATGAAGACCCTCAAGGAGAAGATTTTTCTGTCGTGGAAAAGCAAGACGTTAGATTGGAGTTATCTATACCTAACGGTCATACACATTTGACTATAGCTTTCTATGATAGGTTCGATAAAAGTGTAATTGACACTTATGGAACTACCACTAAAGAAGCTAGTATCTATAGATCGAAAGGTATGATATACTCAAACGTAATTGCGATATCATCACCTGTCCAAGAAAATGAAGGTTCTATTCAAGAATAAACAAAATTTAAAAAAATGAACAATCAAATATCAGAAGGAAGTTTTAAAAAAGACTCTAATTACATATATGGCTCAACAGAAGCTAACTGGGGAGGCATTAGAGAGAACAGCTTTGTAAAAGTATATGGTATTTCGGGGCTTTTTACTGTAGTTGGGACATCTAAAAATAGTTACGTTAAAAAGTTTGAGTCTTTAGGTAATAGTGTTATTGAAATAAAAGAAGACGTTTCAGAAGTAATGTCTTCGGGGGATGTCATAAAAGTTTGTTTTAAAGAATATTCAGTAGCAGAAGGATTTATAAAACAAGCGGGCGCAGGTTATGCTGTGGGAGATTTACTAGAAGTAGCTGAGGAATTAGCAAGCGTTGATTCTTTTACAGGCACAAGTAACGCGGCTGTGGTAAAAGTAGAAGAAATAAATGGGGAGGGAGGGGTAACAAGAATTTCTTTTAAAAGCAAAGGTAAATATTTTTTGAATTCAGACTTGAAACAAGAATTCTTTGTAAAGGGAGGATATGGCTCTAAGGCTAAAATTGAATTATCTCTACAACATAATGGGCAAGTTAAGAACGTAGAAAAAACTGTTTTATCAGTGCAGTCTAAAAGCATTGCTACTTTAATTACCTTAGATTCAGAGTTTAGTCAGAGCGTAAGAAATGGAGAGCTTAGTTTCGATAAATGGGCTATAGAAACAAAGCACCCACTAAAAGAACCTTCTGTAATAAATTCTCAAATTACTATAACAAGAGATTTCACCCCATTTTTAAAGTTACCTATTATACCGGGAACAAGTGACTTATTAGAAGCCCATTATAATAAAGCAATTTCTATTATAGATCAAAAGATAGAACAGTTAGAAAAAAGAATTAATAAATTGTAAATTATCTACCTGCTATTCCAAAATCAGAGAGCGCTCCTCCGGGGCGCTTTTCGTTTATTATAACGTCTAGACAAGCAACTCTTATTTCTTCCGCCATACTAGAGGCTTTCTCTTCATCGGATTTCATGCCTCCAGAGGAAGTAGAACTTTCGGAAGAAGAGCTAGAGCTAGCATTCGCATCAGATTTAACTCCAGACTTGTCAACATTAATATTTATAGTAACATTATTGTTAGCAGAAGAAGCTGTCCCTGCTGCTCCTCCAGATTTATTGCTTTCCTCAATAACCGAAGCTAAAGATTCGTTAGAGGTTATGAGCCTATCAAAAAGTTGGACAACAGAACTGCTAGAGCCAGAGCTTCCACCTGTGGAGTAACCTCCAACCATGCCGCCCCTAGAAAAGCCTATCTCTTCATCAAGAGACCCTCGGTTAAGTTTTTCAAAGAAACCTCTTCCGTGTTTATTGACAGCATCTCGATTCATGACCATCTCTCCACCCATTAACATGGCTGGTACATCATCTACGTAACCACCTGAAGCATAACTTCTAACAGAGCCTCCTAAGTTCAGCCTTGGGTCAAACGGAGCTCCGTCAATCCCTTGAGGGCCAGTGTCTCCTGTTGGGCCTGTAGATCCTGTTCCTTGCCCGTGAGTCATTCCATACGCAGCAAACTGCATAGCAGCAGAGGTATAAGCCTGTATAAGCCTGCCTCTTTGCTGTTGCTTGTACGCATTCATAGCGGAGGTGTGCTGAGCCCTGTTTCTGAAAATCCTATCAGCGAGATCTCGTCTTCTTTTAACGTCTGGTCGACTTTCGTCTGTTAACGCGAGAGATGATAAATTTCTGCTAAACGCATATTTGAAATCAGTGGGCCTACTAGCGTCATTAGCTATGATTCTATTTGAAGCAGAGAGAGTCGCTCCCCCTCCTTGCATGTTTAAAGTATTTAAGAATCCTGAGCCGTATTTATCAACAGCACTTCTTCTTACTACAAATTCACCTCTAGAAAGCATTGCAGGAACGTCATCTCTAAATCCAGATCCTCCTCTTACCATTCCTCCTTCAGCGAATCTTTGAATGCCGTTTGCGCCGACATATCCACCTTTAGCGCCTCTAGTAGCGTAAGCTCCAATTGCGTTAAATAAAGCGTCAAATGACTTGCTGAATATCTTGTC